ACTTGCGCCTTTTTTATTCCCACACTACACCTTGCTGCACTGCGTAGTCTAAGATGCCCTTTGCGTGCGCTTTAGCAATACTCTGTTGCCAATTAACATCTATCATTAATCCAGCATCAGAATAATTTGTGAAGAATCCATTCTCCGACAACACAGCAGGCATGGCTACACCGGTAAGCATTTGAAACCTTGCCTCTTTGTCTAAGTCATTGTCTGTATAATCAGCCCTATGCACCCAGCCTGGTGTACTACTCTTTACCTGCTCACCAATACACGTTGCAAGAATATCCGACTTGGTTTGTCCTGGTGATGTAAATATCTCCCAACCTCTGGCAGTAGGTGAGGCAGCATTGCCATGTATAGAAACCAGAATAGAGTGTTGAGCTGCTTTTGCGTAAGAATTGGCAAGTTGGCAGCGTTTATTTAATGTTGTGTCATTTATAGGCTCGTATATCTTTTTCACTTGGAAGCCGTAGTCAAGGAGGTACTGCTCTAAATAATTAGCTAAAGAGCGATTAAACACTCCCTCGAAAAACCATCCATAGGAATGAAACTTGCCTGTGCGATGTTGGTAGCACTTGGAAGGATAGGTAACGTATTTCTCTGGGCCCGTTCCATTCCTCATGCCACCGTGCCCAGCATCAAGGCATATTAAAAAATCATTTGCTTTCATATTTTATATTTTTAAGGGGAGAAGAAATTAATCAACTCCCCTCGGCACTAAGGTAGCGATTCTGTCTGCGCCTATAATTTAAACCCGATGAGCGAAAAAGCTGCTGAAATTATAGAAAATTTGGGCGGTAAACTAACCGAAATTTCCTTTCCAGCACATTCGCGGCTTGTCTCTTTAATCTTATCCCAAATGATTTGAGCCAGTTGAATGTATTGTTTCCATGTGAACTTGACTTTATTGCCCTCCATAAATACGTTTACCTCTCCGGCAAGTTCCGCTATGTTCATAGAATAACAAGCAATGTCACCTATAGGACTTTTGATTGTGTCGGCTGATTTTAAAACCTCTTTTAAATTAGTCTGCATATTATTTGTTTTTAACGTCTGAAAAATCTTGATATTAATGTCCCTAATTCAACGCCAGTAATCCGCTTGATGTTTTCCGCCACGCTAAATAATTCTGTTGCAGAGATCATCATTGCCACCATGTAGGTTATTGGAAATGGAATTGAAAAGGTATTTTTTGCACCTTCAAAAATAAGAATGGCTACAAAGTAGATTACTATTTTTTCAGTAGTACGATAAAGTCCTTTACTGGTTATAATTTGATTTTGCTTCTTTGATGCCTTGATTCCCGTGATTGTGTCTGCAAAAACCACGGCGACCGTAAAAAGCAAAAATCCCTTTATAGGTATAAAAAACGAGGCAATGAAGCCGCAGCAGAGGGAAAAGGCTATGAACTCGTAGCCTTGGTAAAAAAGTTTTAGTATTATTGATTTCATAGTTTTTAAATTATTAATTTGTACTTCTTTGCATGATTATCCAATTTACACCATCACTAATAAGAGTAACGGCTTTATTATTTGTTGGATTTAAAATAGCTGTACCTGTACTACCAGTAGGAGCTGTAGTAAAAGGTATAACATTAGATGATGCAGATTGTAATTGCCCTGTACCTGATTGACGAATATGCAACTCTTTGCCAGGATATGTAGCTGCACTTGGAAGAGTTAAAGTAGTAAGAACACTTGTATTTATATCTAACCATGATGTATTTACACTAACGGTAAAAGAGGAGCTTGTAGAATATGTGTATTGTCTTTCTAACCATGGTGTATTTACTCTACCACCAAATGTTCCAGTTGATGAAACATCTATTGTTCCTGTAAATGTTTTATTTCCTCCAAATGTTTGTGTAGTAGCACTTACAACTCCTATTGTTGAACTTCCAGCTAATGCCATTGATATAACTGGTGTAGTTGTTCCTGTTGCAACGCTTAAACCATTTGCAGGACTTCCTGCGCTAACGCTTGTCACCGTGCCACTGCCTCCTGTTGCAGACAATGTGCCACTTGTCAAAGATAGACCTGTACCAATTCCAACTGTTGCAAATCTATCTGTAGAAGATAATCCTGCTAATCTTGTTGCAGTGTAGGTATAATCTTTAAATACTGCTCTTCCGTTAAATTGTGTTATACCCTCAAATACTTTATCACCACTAAATTGTTGTGTACCTGTTGATGTAACAATTCCGGCAGTACCAAATGCTGCGTCTGCTATACTTATAACTGGAGTAGTTGTACCAGTTGCAACTGATATTGCACCAGAACCACTAACACTTGTAACTGTGCCATTTCCTTTACCATTAAATGTAGTCCAATCTGTACTTGATAAAAATCCATTTACACTTCCACTTGCTTGTGTAATAGAAAATGTCCTATTTGCAGATAAATCACCTCCTCCTTGCAATGGTGCAGTTGTAGATATTGACCTTGTTAAAGGTGTGTATGTCGCAGCTGAAACACCTGTACGCAAATAATTTGTCAACATACTTGCCGTATCACTGACCAACAAGGCAGCGGTTGTGTCTCTCCATAATCCACCAGAATAATATAAACTTGATTTTTCACCTGGTGAAGAAATAGCAAGATCATGAAGCTCATGCAATGCGTAACCAGAAGCTACTCTTATTGATATTGTGCCATTATTTACATGAGAATTAATACAAAAACCTATTGGCATATCAATGTTAGGAGCAACCGGCTCAACGTCTGTCCAAACACCTGCCGTAGTTGGAGATGGGTAAAGGATTGCACCAGCCGCAAAGGTATCAGTATTAACTTGCCTTATCTTGCCAAAAGAAATAACGTAGCCATCTTCGCCATTAGTTAAATCGTGTGCGGTTATTCCTAATAGCAATTTTGCATCTATTGAGCCGTTGGCTATAAACTTTGCAATTGTTATTCTGCCACTTGCGCCAACTGTGCCATTAGCATACACGATACTACCTTTTGTAATAGTTGATCCTGTTTGATTTTTAACCAACCAAAAGTTTTTAAAGCCTAACTCGTTTGGCACTTTGTCGTACATTCCTAAAACAACCGTTCCAAGTTCTGAATCCCATCGCATTTTAGCAGTGTCCACATTGTTTGGAGATACACTTGTTTTAAAAAATAATGAGTCAACAGGCTGTGAAAAATTGTTGTTTACAATGACTGTATCTGCATTATTAAATTGCCATCCTCCTTTAGTCTTTATGTAACTAAATAAGACATTGTTAACTGTGTCAAATAGATGGTAGGCATTATTTAAAGTAGAAGGTTTTAATGCCGTTGTATCGTTTGACCTTCCCCTAAAAATCAATCCATCGCCCGTAGTTTGGTAACCAAGTCTCTGTTTGTTCCCCGTTGCTGGATACTGGGCAAAGGCAATGGTGCAGGAGAGGAGGAGGAGAAAGGATAGTGTTTCTCTCTTCTTTGGAATCTTAATTTTATTTATCATTTTTCCTATGTATTTTCTTCCTAAACCAAGTGCCAGCTCTTGCACTAAAACACCTGCAACGCGCCCAATGGCTTTTAAAAACTTTCTTTCTTTCTTAGGTGTAGGTATTTGTTCCATTATATAATTATAAAGAATATGATGTAATTAGAACCATCGTAATGAGTGACTGAATCAATAGTAATATTTGAACCAGCTACACTATATTGACTATCAACTAATAATTGACCATTTTGAAAAACTAATATTTGTTGAGTAACACCTGGTAATACTCCTCCATTTTTTGTAACTGTAAGTGTTGCAGTATAAGAATCAAGAAATTCTTCTGTAAATACTTTTGTTACACTATTATTTTGTGTAGTTGGTTCGCTATTTGTAGGATTTATAGAACCTGTTCCTGCTACACCGCCAGCACTTCGATTTGATGTTCTACCAGAATCAAAATCTAAACCTCTTAATAAAACTGTTTTTTCAGTATATCCCATTAGCTTTGGTCTGTTATTTCTACAAATGTACCATTAACTATATCTGTCTTTAAATCTAATGTAGCGTTTTCCATTATATAGGTAACGCTATTATTTATAATTGCAAGGTGCGGAAACCAAGGATTATTTCTATCAAGTATTTGGAAATTCATTCCCACCATTTTTCTGACCGGAAACAACTGACCTTTAATAATTTCATTAACTAATAATTGATTAATGTTTTTTCCATCTCCTGTATTACCTACTCTCCAACCATTGCCATCAGTAACTTGCCATGTATTTGCAGTGTTTTTTACACGAATTGCACCAGGTGAACCAAGGGAAGGCCCATCTCCAAAAAATACACGTTTCTTAACAGATATACTTGATGTGTCATTATTAAAAGAACCAAATACTTTTACATCATTTTGGCCATCTAAATTACCAGCTGCTAAATGCTCCATAAATAAATTGCCAAGTTCGTAGAATTTTAAATAGGATGCTATTAAATCCGTTCC